ATGAATCAATCAGGCATAAATAAAGAACGTCTATCAATAAAGCGAACGCCCAGAGGCGCTGTGATTTTACGCTATGCCAGACGTTTAAGAGGGTACACACAAGCTGAATCTGCAGCAACATATGGTATTGAAGAGCGAACGCTCAGACGATGGGAAAATCGAGAGTTTGACCCTAAGTGGAATGACGTGATCAGCTTAGTAGAAGATGTATATCTGTTAAATATTTTAGAAGTAATCGGGAAGATCAACGATGACAACGAACATAACGATTAAACAAGTAAGAAATGCACTTAAAAAGTGGGGAAATTTCTGGATCAAACGAGAAATGGGTAGAGGGTTTAAATCTCGGTCAATCTCAGACAGAACAGGACAACCAACCGGCGGTTTTTCGTCAAGTTCAGCCATGAATGTTCCTGAAGAAATTGAGCTAATTACGTCAATTATTTCTCGTTTAAGGCCCGAATGTATCAAAGCTATCCGGGCGCGTTACGTCATGGTTGGCACTATGGCAGAAACATCAAAGATGCTCGGTTTTGACTCAAAGCGTTCTGCTGAGTTTTGGTTGGCAAAAGCTGAACGCAGTTTAATGCTTGAACTGTCATATTGAGTTAATGAATAAGAGGTCACGTTATGTCACTGATGATCACAGTCGAACAAATCAAAAAACATGAAGGATATAAACAGTATCCTTATTATTGTACAGCAGGAAAGCTCACGATCGGGTATGGCCGTAACTTAGAAGATAATGGCATTGATGAAGAAGAGGCAGAACAGCTATTGGCACGAGATATCCAAGAGGCCAAAGCTGGCATTAAGCGCCGAATTGACTTGAGCTACTGCAACGAGGCACGCCAAGCAGTATTAGTTAATATGGCGTTCAATTTAGGTATCACTGGTTTAATGGGGTTTAAAAAAATGATTGCCAATTTAGAGCGAGGTAATTACGAACAAGCAGCACTAGAAATGCTTCATAGCCGTTGGGCCAATCAAGTCCCAGCTCGTGCAAACGAGCTGGCCAAACAGATGCTCAGTGGGGAGTGGCAGTAGTGGGAATCTTATCCAGCTTGTTTAAGCCAGTTATCAAAGATCCAATCCAAACAGTTGGCACTATTTTAGATGAACTTTTTACCAGTGAAGAGGAAGTGCTCAAGCAGCAAATTCTCAAAGCGCGTTTGGTAGAACAATCTGCACAGATACAGGCAAAAATCAATGAGCTAAGTGCGTCACATCGAAGCGTTTTTGTTGCCGGTGCAAGGCCTTTCTTATTGTGGGTTTGTGGGTTTGGCTTTTTATTTTCATTTGTGGTCAACCCAATACTCCAGTGGCTTTGGCCAGAAATAGGTGCCCCAGAATTACCTTTAGAAGTCATGTTAGAACTAACGCTGGGTATGTTAGGCCTGGCAGGGCTAAGAACCATAGAAAAGATTAACGGAGTTGCTAAGTGAGTCAACCAGAGCAGTGGCAAATGAAAAAGGAACTCAATTTAGCCCATATTATCACTACCGTGACATTGCTTGTTTCAGGGATTTTATTTTTGAGTGATTTAGACAAGCGGATCACCACAAATACTCAAGAGCTGTCACATTTAAAACAGATCAGAAACGAAGATCAAAAGCGCATTGAAAAGCGCCTTGATTCAATCGATAAAAAACTAGATACCTTGCTGAGCAGTAAAGCCAGAGCAAACTAAACGCCGTTTCGCAGTCGCGACATGCACCCAACTTCAGCCAAATATACACGATGGAGCAAAGCCATATGTGTTATGAGGAGTAGCCCCTTTGAACAATGCAATTGAATTATCACGATTGGCGGTGCCAGATGTGATAGAGCCCCTTAAATACGATGATATTTATCAGCAAATGGAAAACGCACTGGTAAAGTCTTTTCCAAACTATACGGTACTCGCATCTGACCCTGCGATTAAGTTGTTAGATATTGCTGCTAAGCGCGAATTATTGCTGCGACAGCGTATCAATGACGCTGCTCGTTCCGTCATGGTCGCTTATGCAACAGGCGAAGATCTCAATCATTTAGGCGTGTTATTTGGTGTGGAAAGAGGGGCAAAAGAAAGTGACGAGCGCTACCGAGCTCGTATCCCTTTATCACTAGAAAGCCACAGCATGGCAGGGACTATGGGGGCTTATGAGTATCAAACATTGGCCTCATCAGCCAGTGTGAAAGATGTGTATGTCACATCCAGTGCCCCTGGGGTGGTTGACGTATTCGTTCTCCCGGAAAAAAATGCCGATTGTGAAACACTGGCTGATGTGGTGAGCACACATTTAAATGACGAAGATGTAAGACCGCTCACTGATCTTGTTAAAGTCCATATGGTTCAACCCAAAACATACGATATTCATGCCCAGATTTACTTTCATGACGGGGCCGATAAACAGGCAGTGAGTGAAAAGATTAACACCTCTCTCAATGAATTTATTTTACAGCACTACAAATTAGGGCAGGAAGTACCGCATTCAGGCTTAATTGATGCATTACATCAATCGGGTGTCAGAAAGGTAAAACTATTATCACCACAAGACGATATCACCTGTGAGGTAAGCCAAGCAGCTATCGCAAGTGCACCAACGATCACATTTATGTAAGGTGATACGATGAAAGACAGCAATAATAGCCATGAAAGTGAGCAGTTTCAGTCTTTGCTCCCTATGAATGCCAATGCGTTAGAACAATCAATTGAACAAGTATCACACTTTTCGCCTAGCAAAACGATCCCTGATTATGTAGCAAAACATTGGGATCCAGCAACGTGCCCTGAACAACTTTTGCCCTGGTTGGCATGGAGCTTGTCTGTTGATGAGTGGGACGAGCAATGGTCGGCCGAAACCAAGCGGGCGTTAATTCAAGAGTCAGTCACCATACATAAGCACAAAGGCACAGTGGGCTCAGTAAAGAGGGCGCTTGCATCATTGGGTGTAAAAATTGACTTTTTTGAATGGTTTGAAGACGTTAATGATGTGGCTTTAGCACCTCATCACTCAAGTCAACCCAATACATTTACGTTTATAGCTTGGGCCAATGAAACGCCTTATACCAGCCAACAAGTGGTTTTAAGTCAAGCGCTATATGACGCGATTTATCGCGTTACCAATCATACTAAACCGCAAAGAGCGCATTTTAACTTTTTGGTGGGCGCTAAATTAAATCTAGGTGTGACGGTTGCTGCGACATCAAGCGGCTTGCAAGTTGGACGAATAAACTACAACACGGTGCCGGTGAAAGCCGCGCCCATAGAAATGACCGCTGGCCTCACTGTTGTGAATCAACACCGTTATGGGCTTAAACGCAATTATGGCAAAACCCAAGCCGTGTCGGGTGAACTCACCGCGGAGCTGGGTGCAGGGCTACATTTACATAACCAGCGTCACAGTGTGGGTCGCTTTTATATGAGTAACGACCAAAAATTACCAGCAGGTTGCCATTACTTACAGTCTTCTTTGGCCGCTGCATGTCATTTTAGCAACCGACGCTTCAGCGTAGGTCGCTTTTATCTTCATTCACCTCAATAGAGAGAGGGCGTTTACTTAGTTAAGAGACGTTACATGGAGTAATGCAGCAAACTGACAACAAGGAGGTAATCAAATATTAAGTAACCCCACACATCACTCTATTGTTTCTTATGTCAAGCAGTCTTTGATAAGAGACGATAGCAAGTGCGTGCAGACTAACGCTGGCGTCACTTACACAAGGCTGATTGATTTCACATCAACCTAAGGAGTATGTGCAGTGAGCACAATCTTACGGCCAACCATAACAACTGCGGGTTTAGAAGCAGTTTTTAATTCTGAAAAGAATGGTTTTCAAGCCAAAATTAACAAAATAGGCCTAGGTACTGGTAACTATGAACCACACCAAAGCCGTTCAGCGTTAGATGCTGAGGTACATCGAATTTCAGTTGCCAGCGGAGAAGACAAAGGCAACGCACAAATTCACATGAGTGTCATTGACGATTCTCATCATAATTTTTGGGTCAACGAAGTGGGCTTTTATTTAGAAGACGGTACTTTATTTGCCGTTTATTCACATCCTGATAAACCCATAGCATATAAATCATCAGAAGTTGATTTGCTGTTGGCGTTTGACCTTGTACTGACAGGCGTACCAGCAGACTCAATCACAGTCATTGATCAAGGTGTTAATTTAAATATTTTAATTGCCCCGGAGCTTGCCAAGCTTGGCGCGGCACAAATTGACAATATGTACCGTCATATCAAGCAAAAGTTTGAATTGATGGATGCAGGTGTTTTGAAATAACAGGAGTAAATAATGGCATTAGAACAAGATATCGCAAACTTGGTTGAATCAACCAACCAGCTCACATCGGTCATTGACAACAAAGCAAAAACCATAGATGCAAAAATGGCACAACTTGATAGCCGAGTTGCAGCAAAAGAAGCACAAGTTGACCAATTTATACAAGGTGCAACCCCCGAAACAAGGTATGTGCAAACCATCAAAATCGGTGGTTCTAAAGATTATTTATATCCGGTTTGGTGGCGCTTTCCTGGTAATGAATTAGGCGTAAGTAATTTAACCGTGAGTCGCCACTATTCTTGGGACTCAGCTACAAAGCCTTTAAATTCAGCGTCGGGTCATCAGGCTGCACTTTTGCTTGAGTTAGAAGGCAATGCATATGCATGGAATGGTGATTCGAATTTCATGAATATTAAACGCTTTCATGAAAGGTATAATAATACGGTGAGTCATGTTGATTTTCGTCTTCAATGTAAGGCTGAGAAGATTGATCCAAATAAAGACTTTTATGGGGGGGGAGAAGATGGAACCTTAGGCCCTTGGCATTGCACATATAGTGGCTTGTACTTGCGCGGAGGTGGTTTAACTTATCGTATTACCAAAAATTGGAAAGGGGATGTGGCTTTCCATGATGGTAGCGATATGGAGCGACGCAATACCTATGACAGCTCTCAAGGTAATTGGACTGTACGCTGGTTTGTTGAACCCATTCCATTTTCTGAGCGTAAAGCACCTATTACCAATACCATTCCTTATGTGAATCATCCTTATACGCCACCAGCACCCGCTTCAGCGTAGGGTCATATTTAAACACCGCACAGCGAAATACACATTATTAAAAATGGCTACTGGTTAACCTAACCACGTGGTAACCACAAAACGCCATACATCAAAATCAAAGGAAACACGATGATTTTAGAAAAACTTACAGTAGCAGGCAACGACATGGTGAATGTTCCTGCAGAAGAAAAAACTTTGCTTGACTTAGGCGTAGCACAAGCTGATGTAGCTGGACTCATTGCCCAAGCAAAACACGCGCAACTAGAAGCGCAGTGCCAGCATGCACGAAGCTTTGCTTATCAGTCGCAATCAGATGGTTTAGCGTTTGATTACCTGGCAGCACAAGCTGAATTTGGTGAGCAAAGCACGCAAGCCGAAGCTGCAAAAGCAGCCTGGCTAACAGCACGTAACTCTATTAAGGCCCATTACCCAAAGCCTTAAAGTGTTAACTTTTTACCGAGCAACAATTAAACCCACCTTTTGGTGGGTTTTTTTATGCGCAACCACCGAGTCCAAGTCAGTCGTATTAATCGTGATGTTATTTCAATCGGTTTATACAGCTTGGCTCATCAACAATCATATGGAGAAAACATCATGGCATTAGAACAAGATATTGCCAATTTAATTGAGGCATCTAATAGCCTTACTAGTGTTGTGGATAATAAAATTCAAAACATCACAGCGCATTTAGAACAAAAAAAGCAAGAAATAGACGCTAAATTATCAGCGAAAGAGCAAGCTGTTGAAAGAAAAATATCGACCTTTCAAAAGGCGCTGCCCTTGGGGCCGAATATGCTGTCAGATACGAAACACTTTGAGCATATAAATGCAGGTCAGCCTGAAGGGACCGCGGTGGATGTATTACAGTCTCACGCGGCTCCTTGGAGTTGCTTTTATTATCAAGGCACAGAAGGGGTGAGTACCGTCACTAAACTCAACACAAAGATGTTGTCACAATATGGACTTGCGGCAAATGATGATTTTAAGTCGCGGGCTTTAGGAGATTACCGCTCAGAATCCAATACATTCTATGGCACAGATTTTAAAGTGATTGTGTTCGACGTAGAAATAACCAAAGGCAGAGAAGACGACGCCAATAATGGTTTGCTATTTGTTTTCAATCAAGGTTGTCCTACTTTTACAGGTTGGGGGCGTGGTGAATTCTTAACTCAAGCCAGTTGTTGGGTTAATGTGCTAGACGTTACTGGCAATATGAAGTTTTACCCATCTTCAAATCGTTCTGCATCAATTAGAGTCGATAGCTCTGATCTGCATAAGGGCTGGCAATATAAGCATGCAACGAGAGCTGGTTGGGGGGGGTGCCATCAGCCAAAGTTTATCGGTCTTGGCAAAATGAAAGTAGCGATAGCATTACCTTATGTCGGGATGGGCGATCATGGCAATAACATGATCTGGGCTGACAGCGTGGGTCATCCATATTCTCACGTTGGTCCAACTGTTGCTGAAGGAGCATAATCATGGCGATATTAAAACAAATCTCTACGCAAACTCACTTTGCTGGTGGTATTAAAGATTTAGCCCATGGAGCACATATTGCAGAAGAAGCGGGCGTTGCCGCAGACGACTTTGAAGTGATTTTCAATACCGATGAAGTACAAAAATTACGCAGAAAAAGCTACAGCGCACAAAGCGATTATTTGTTCTTTGATTATATGGCAGCCGTAGCTGAGTTTGGCGACTCGTCTGCACAGGCAAACACAGCAAAAACCGCTTGGTTAACACAGCGTGAAGCCGTTAAAGCACAATTTCCAAAATAACCCTGCTTAAAAATAACAGATGAGTAAAACTAATATTTTGTAAGGGGTTTACCGTTTTAAAAAATCATATTTTTTGCTCTCATAGCCCGCATTTGCGGGCTTTTTTGCATGCGATTTTTTTACATTTATGGAGAAAACACCATGGCATAAAAACAAAATATTGCCAAACTCATCGAGGTCTAAATGACCTCAATACGATTGTAAATAACAAAATTCAAGACATAGACAATAAAACGCACTCTTTCAACAAGAGGGCTGATGGGTAAGGTGTCTAGTTTAACAAATCATGAGTTTCACACATTATGAGCTTAACAAATTTTAGTGCTATAGATTTCAACCAATTACCTTCACCAGAACTCATCGAGCCACTGAGCTTTGATGTTTTAAAAAACAATATTCTCGAAGAATTTCATGCTCGTTATCCAGATTTTGAAACCGTTCTGCCCAGTGAGCCTATTATTAAATTGTTAGAAACATTTGCTTATAGAGAATTACTGCTGCGTCAACGAATCAATGAGGGAGCGCAACATGTACTTTTGGCAAAGGCAACAAATAAAGAACTAAATTATTTGGGGGCACGCTTTGGTGTCAATAGGGAATTAAGTCAAGAGGGCACTGAAGAAAGTGATGAGCGTTACCGATCTCGAATAGGACTCGCATTGGAAGGTTTTAGTACGGCTGGCCCAGCCGGTGCCTATGTATTTCACACATTGAAAGCGTCACCGCATGTAAAAGACGTCTTTGTTGATGCCCCTGAATTTGAGGAATACACTTTACCCAGTGAGTTATCAAAACACCTTCCAGAAGATATTATTTTATTGCGTTCAACGCATAAAGCGGGTTTAGATAATGCTCAACCAGGAGATGTCGTAATCACTGTATTAAGTGACCAAGGCGATGGTTATGCAACACAAGAAATCATCAATGCGGTAGACACTCATTTGAATCGTGAAGATATCAGACCTCTTACAGATCGAGTCCATGTTAGACCAGCAGCGATCAATAGCTTCAAAATTGAAGCAACACTAGCGCTTTACGATGGACCGAATGCACAAGACATTGTTGCTCAGGTAGAGCAGCAATGTGTAACTTGGTTAACTTCACAATATAAGTTAGGTCATGATATTTCTCTTTCTAGTTTATATGCCGTTTTACATCAAGCAGGTGTTAAGCGTGTTAACTTAATCAGTCCAACCAAAGATATAAAAGTGGCACCTCAAGAAGCACCATTTTGTTCTCAGTTAAAAATCGCTTTGGAGGCTTAAAATGGACGACCCGTTACTTCCTATATCGAGTTCAAAGCTTGAACATGCGATTTCATTAAGTGCGGCTAAAATTGAAAAGATCCCAATTTTGAATCAGCATCTTTGGGACCCATGGCAATGCCCTGAATCTTTTTTACCTTGGCTTGCGCATGGCTTGAGTGTAGATAGTTGGAATAATGATTGGCCAGAGCAAGTCAAACGTCAAGTGATTGCTGATAGCGTACCGATGCATCGCATTAAAGGTACGATCAGTTCAATAAAGTCTGCCATAGAAGCACTAAACATCACAGCGCAAGTAGAGGAAGAATGGCAAACACAGGGTCTCTCACATAGTGCAAAAATCGTCGCTGAAAATGATAAAAATCGCAACGTCGATAACACTCCGAAGCTAACTGCACAATTACAGCATCAATTATGGCGTGCAATTGTTACTACTAAGCCATTGCGAACAAAAATGCATATTAATATTACTAATTCGCAAAGCAGCTCCGTCTATGCGGGAGCATCTTTAAGCAATGCGCTTTTACAAAGGGTTGATTTATCTCAGCAGACTCATTTTGATTTTTCAGCCAACACATTGCATGTTTGCTCAACCACACACGCTACAAGTGTGCAAAGAAATATGGTTAAGGCAGGCCCTAATCAGCTTCTGATTGCCAATTTACACTCAGTAGCTGCGCAGTCACTTATCCTTTTTAATCACTCAACCATGGTATGCAGATGAATAACTATACACCCACAATAACACAAGCAGGACTAAATGCTGCCGTCGCTGCGAAAACCAGCAATATCAATATACACATTTCACATATTGCTGTTGGCACTCAAGGTTATGAACCAACACGAAATCAAGTTGCTCTCAAATCAGAGGTGAATAGAACAGTCGTGACAGGTGGTAAAAACCTTGGTAACGGACAATTACATCTCACAGGAAAGTTTAACAGTGACAGTGAATATGCAGTGAAAGAAGTCGGGTTTTATTTATCAGACGGTACTTTATTTGCTGTGTGGTCAGACCCAACTAATGTCTTATTTTATCAAACACCGATGGCTCAGATTGTCCAAGGGTTTGATTTGGTGCTTAGTGCAGTGCCTATAAACAACATAGAGATCAACAGCAATGGCGAATTAAACCTATTTCTAGGTGAAGAATTCATGGCTATGACTTTAGCCAGTGCACAAATTGCACAGGCACAGATCGCTTCAAATTACCGACAAATTCAATTTAACGATAGACTTTTATCATTAGGAGTATAATTTAATGCCAACCTTTGAAGAACATTTGGTTAATTTACAACAAACCAATGCTCAATTAGTTCATTCAAATAATGAGTTAACTCAAGAAATTACCGAAAAACTTGGAGATATAAACCAAAAAGTACGAGGTGCAGAGCAGTCAATGACTGAATTTGCAGAAGATTTACTCAAACACCGAATTGTCGGTGGCAATTTACTAATGGATCCTTGGCTTTTTAACACCGTTTCAGAAATCGTTGACGGCGCAGAGCGCAGAATTCCTAATTCCCCCCCATTTTTACCAAGGGGAGAAGCTCAGTTGAAGGTGGTGAGTCAAGATAATTTCGCTTTTGGCACACGTTATCACCATTTGAGTGTGAAAGAAGCACAGTTATCACAACCAGAGAACTTTACTGATGACCCATGGTTGGCCTCACCTGAAAAACCAATTTTTGCACACCTAAGGCACAAACAGATCATGAGTTCAGGCGGCTTAAAATCACCTGAATGGAGCGGGTTAAAACAACAAGGATTTATCAGTAAAATAACCATTCCGAGACAAAGTTCGACTAGCCCAAATAGTGCCTCTATAGGTTTAAATGTGGGTAAAAACTTGGCTTTTACAGGTGGCAGGTTTTTATTCAGAGCATGGATTCATGTCAAAAAAGGCACGCTTATTTTTGGAAATCACTCCGGGTATAACCGAAGTATTAATGGTCAAATTAAGTTGCCGAGTACACAATTCCAGCCAACGCAAGCAGCGCACCCTTTTCAATTCATAGAGTTTGTAATTGAAACAAACAGGTATTGTGGTAATGCATTAAACCAACAAAATTTTGCCAGTGGTGATAATGACCTTGATCTCGAATGCTTTATTGCGTCACCGCAGTTATTCGCACTAGACGATCCTGATGACATGAAAAAGCCAATGACAGGCGAAACTTTTGGAGGTAGCCATGCTTAAAGTAAATCAATTTGAATATTTCGACATAGACAGTCTGCTCGATCCAGAAACACAACTTCCAGTCATTGAGGGGCGGGTAGTAGGCTATGGGATCCATAAAGGCATTGAAGCAGAAACGGTATTTGAAGCGATTGAACAACATAAAAATAATCAAATAAAACGGCAACGAAAGTTAGCTTATAAGGAAGAGTCTGATCCTTTGTACATGGAATATTTATTTGATGAGTCAGCGCTCAAAAAGCAACAATGGAAAGACAAAGTTACCGAGATAAAACAACGTTTTCCGCTTTTACTTCCACTTTAATAACCAATCATTCGCTTACTTAAGCACGCGTTTTTTCAAAATACACCAACTTACATTTTTTGGAAGTTCACTCATTTGTATGTGGATTAGGTAACGTGTGCCTACGAGTAGGTCATATAGAGGTTTACATGACTTACACAGTCGGAAAAATCAGTATTAAAAAGGGTGAAGATATTGTTCAAGGCACATCAACTCTTTTTGTTGATGTGGCAAACATTAAGATAGGCGATTTATTCTATTTTCGTACCAATGACCAAGATACGTTATTAACGGTCATTGATGTGATAGACAATAGCTCATTGCGCGTATCTCACCTTAATGGGAGTTCATTTACTCCTTCGAAAAATTATAACCAAATTGCATATGGGATCATTCAAGACTTTGGACAAGGATTAACAGCAAAGCTGTCGTCACAATTGTCCCTGTTACAGCGAAAGTGGCACCAACGTGAAAATGAACTAACGGGTTGGTTTAGCAGTAATAAGGCCAGTCATAATATCACCAGTTTCAATGGTGAAATGGCGCAAATACCCACACCAGCAGGAATTAAAGAGCTTGCAAAAACGGCTCAAAAAACCAGTGAATATCTAACGCAATTTGAACAAGACATACAACGCAATGCAGCCAGCTTAGCGCAGGTTGCGCCCAAACTTGATGAGTTTGATAGCCAAACTGAGCGTATGGAGTTTATGCATAAAGATGTCCATCAAAGACATAATGATGTGGTTAATAAGCATAACGAATTCAAAGTAGCATCGCACAGAATTGGCGAGCAAGCAGACCAAGTTCATACACTCAGTGCTCAAGTCGCAGATAATACATGGCATGCTGATATTGCTCGCAAAACAGCGGATGCGCAAGCGTCAGTTAGCGCGTTAATGACCTCAGAAGTGGCAGATGCTAAACAACAAATAGACACACAACTGGCTCACTCAGTTGATGTTGCCAAAAGTGTAGAGGTTCATAGCACAAAAGCGCAAACGGCACAGGCGTTTGCACAAGCCCTTGCTGATAAAATGACAACGCAATATAACGAAGTGGGTCAGTTAAAAGACTTGTTTAGTGCTAATACATTAAAGACAAATATCGCCAAAAAAGCCGTAGATGCCCAAGCTGCGGCATCCTCAATGCAAGCTTTCAATAGTGAAAGGGCTGCTGAAGAAGCGAATCAATTTAGACAGCACACAGAATTGTTGAAAGATCAAACTGGGCAAATCAAAGCACAGGCGAGCGTTGCATCACAACAAGCACAAACTGCAGCCAGTAACGCAAATGAGGCAAAATCTTCAGCAACTTACCAAGCCGAAATAGCAACGCAAGCCAGTGTGCTGGCTCATGAGCAAGCCGATAAAGCACAGTATGCTGCTAATTTAGCAACTAAAGTAACCTCTGACTTTGCCGCAGCGACAACCCCTGAAGCGGGAAAAGTGCCAGTCGCATTGCACGATGCGCAAATTGACGAGCAATGGGTTAATTTCGAACAAGGGATGAGCCGTCTTGCTCTGGGCATTTTGAGTAATAATTTAAGTCGCTACCAAAAAGACCATTTAATTAATTCATTGAGTCTACAGATTGATGACTTGAGGAATAAACTAGACGTCACGCAGGTGGAGCTTGAAGAAGTTGCAAAAAAACCTGTTGCAGAGATTAACAAAGACGATTTCCGAGGTACCCATGCCCCAGGAGAAAGCCATGGCTTGCCTGTATTAAATATGGTTGAGCGTGGCTGGTTGAGTACAGCCAGTTACCAAGAGGGAATGGCTGAATTTCTAAGAATGAACGGTGGAAGTGGTGTAGTGGGTACCCGCCAATATCAAGCTGACAAAGGATTCAGTGTTGGACATCGTGTAGTAGATGCAAGTTATGCAACGCTTAACATACATAATCACCCTAATTACAAAGCCATGCCCGGTATGGCTGAAGTGGCCGCGTGTATTAATGGTTATTACTTTCGTACACGCCACAATGATTATCGCTTAATGCATTCAGTACCAGGCCCATACTTAGCGAGAACTCACTCAATTGCCGCACAAATTCCCAGTTATGTTAACGCGTTGCCAACAGGCTGTGAAGCTGACGGTCGCATTAACTTTCAAAATACGCAAGCAGGGTATATGCGAGATGTTAAGCAGCAATCTCCACAAGACTGTATTTGGGAACTGAGCTATTTAGAGTGTTGGATAGAAACTTTTCAAGATGATTTGAATGATCCTACAGACAGCTTTCGTCATTCAAATGATGGAAAAAAACTGAAACAAATTTTTGACAAAGGTCGCTATTTAAATTATTCCGGTCATAAAAACCGCTCTGAAAATTTACCCTATCATCCAATGCGGATCAGCTATGTTGACGACCAAGGAGTGCCACAACATGGTTTATTGCAGTTTAGGATCAGCAGTATGGCAGTGGCAACACTGGAACAAAAATTAGGCCTAAGCAACGCAAAGATCATTGTTGGTAATACCGGGAGTCATTATCATCATATTGCTGAACCATTGAGCCAAGCACAAATTGAACAACTGAAAACGGGTGCAGTGCCAGCGCTGACAGTAAAGACATCAACTGACTTTAATCATCATCATGACATTCGTATCACTTGGAAAAATGGTCAACTCATAGGCGAAGATTTAGACACTTCGCATCAGCATCCGGTATCGGTGATTTATGGAGATAGTAGTCAGCTACCTTATAATGAAGACAAAGCACTTAAGGGGATCATCGATCACACAAACCGTTTTAAGCTGGTAAAAGATCTCAGAAGCAGAGCGCGAGTAGGTAATAATCAGAAGCTAATACGAAGTCGAATGGCCCGTTTTGAGTGTGTCGACTTAGCTCAACTGTGTGAACAATTACCGGGTCTTAATGGCGTGGGTGCATCTCTAAAAGAGACTTATGATCAGTATGGTTTAAACGACACGCTGCAAGATTGGCTAGGAGGAGAGCTCAATGCGGCGTACTATAATCGCCGTTATCGATTCAATCGCAATGACGCATCAGGGCGTGTGACGGCGAATAGAGGATTTAACGACCCCACTCTATTTTGTGCTAAAACCACGCATTCAAAAGTGGTAGGCGGGTTTAGTTGGATGATCCCGTTAGAGCTTATTCTACGAACGCCCAGAGAGTACTGGAATCCATATGAATGCGCTTATGTGCCAAATACTCAATTAAGGGCTGAAGAGAAAAACCACGGAGGTAAAAATGCAGAAACAGCCTTTTCTGGCATTGACGACCGACATTTTTACTTTGGTACACCAAAGGCCTTACTCAGTGAACAAATAACAGGCAATGACCCCGCAGACACGACCAATACGGCTTGGGTAAAAGACAAAAATGGCACACCGAGGTTGCTTTATGGCAATGGCATTCGAGTACATGACTATGACGGCCACCGACAGCGTTTTCCTGTATACCCGCTTTATTTTGAACACAGTCATGACGCAAACCAGCAACACTGGTTACGCGACAATCTCAAAACACTTTTAAAACAAGCTGTCAGCGGCACGCTGACGATTAATGATATCGACGAAATGCTATAAAGGAGCACCTATGGCAACGAATACCGAGCTACTCGCTCAGGTGGTACAAACCAATACCGAGTTAACCAATACAATAGAGACAGAATTGGATAAATGGCAATCAGAGCGGGCCCAATCAAAAGTACATATGCAACAAGCGGTGAAAACTGTTGTCGATAACGACTTGAGTTTATTTATTGATGGTGTAAAAGGAGATGATCTCAATGATGGACTCAGTGTTGAACGGCCACTGAAAACTATCGATAAAGCTATAAGTATGTGTCCGAAAGATAAAAAGTGTAGACTTTATTTTGAAGCAGGGCAGACTTATACAATCACTAAAGTACATTATATAGGATGTAAGTATCTAGGTTTTTATACACGCCCAGGTAGTATAGAACAGTCCCCCAATTATTCTGCTGATGATGCAAATGTGTTTAAGGAGAATTATGCAACGATTGAGAATCAACTACTTATTGAACAAGATGCGCCATTTGAAAGATATAAAAGGCCTGTTTCTGGGTTAAGGCCTGCATTAACATCCCCATTGACGATTAAATTTGCCAGCATTTTTCTTTATACGCCGACGCTGCCAAATGAATGGAGATCTTCTATTTGGACTGGGCTTATTTTCCGCACAGATTTTGTCTCAAATATTAACATTACTTCAATAAAGTGTTATTGGGATCTAGGTACGCCACTGGCGAAGCTTGCTTCAGGTGTTTCATGTGGGGATTTTAGCTCATATATGATTCGGTGTAACTTAAATCGATTAATTACAGAAGGTCCATACGATAAAGCTATATTTTCCACTTCAAATCAGCCTGCGAAATGCGCAATAAGTGGGATTTATACCAGAGATACCTCAGCAAATATTAAATCAGCTAGAAAGTATTTTGTGCATGGTCAATATCTGAGTTCAGATCCAGATTTACCAATGAATAATGTTATTTCAAATTTTAACACCCGTCGCAGCAGCTTTTAAGGAATAGTAAATGGATAACCATATAGATCAATTAGACAATGATATTAATTTTGACGCGATTTTAGCTGCCCAATTAGAACAAGATAGACTCGATATCTTATGCCAATTTCGTTTAGAACTACGTAAAAATGGTTCAAGTAGCATAGTCCCTTTTTTTGCTAATTTAGATGAAGTGAGAGAAGTAAGGGCTGATTTACTTATTGATGCGGATGTATCAATTAAAAAAGCAGAAGATGCTGGCAAAGATACACAAACACTGAGGATATACCGCCAAGCTTTACGTGATGTGACTGAACAAAATTTTGATTTTAACACAGCCTTTAATCCGTTTCCGGTTAAGCCTATGGTTTAATGTTTTTAGTTTTCTCCTTTGTTGTTTTCAATACAAGTTTGCAATTTGTATTGAGTTATTTAGTTGCATGAAATTCAGTGTACACTCACCAAAACTATACAGTGATATATTAACTTTGATTTTAAGATAAATTGTCATGGTATTTGATGACGATGAGATCGCATAAATCCTTATGGCTGGTGATACACAGGTTATGGATGACGCAAAATTAATACAACAAAGCGAATGGGTGTGGTTTACTAAAATCGTGACCACAACTCTACCGTAGGGGGTTTTGGCGTGACGGTATTGAGCTGGTTTTACTTGTAGTGAGTAAAGCAAGCTCAATACTGAAGCGCTTATTTAACCTCAGGTTTGAATAAGGGTTTTGGAATAGAAAATGTTTTGAAAACAAACTTACGTACAATCCAATGAGGTTATTTACCTCTTTGTTACTTGAATATTATTCTATATATTATGATCGCCGCTGTTAAAAAACCTCTCCTTTAAAAGCCTGTCTTTACAAAATACAGTATATAAAACGGTGCTTGCCATACAGTGATCATTTACCCTGCGATGGCAATGTGCCAGACGTATTCTTCATAAACATAATTCAAATAGTAAACCATGTATTGCACTCAATCATTATGTGTTTCACTTCTCATATCAGCTCGTTAAATGAGGTGATCTTACTCAGTTATATTTTTCAAATTCACAGTGTTTATACGTTGTTTGATGGTGCTTTTAATCGGGCAGGGGTTAACAATCAATCTTGTGCATTAACCTCATTACTCTATAAGCGCAAAGCTTTGAGTCACAGTCAATAAGCACTTATTAGAGTATGCCATTCAAACGTTTTTTAGAGGTCAACGCGGTTTACTGCATAACAGGGCAGCTTTGACCGTTTAACAGTGCAGAATGTTGCTATGATAAGCCCATAATTGAGTACTATGCCAATGATGGCTAAGACACGGTTGAATTTCACAACATGACTTCACGGCACATCGCAATGATGTGTGCTCACCTCGGGGGTGATGTTTTGCGTCAAATAGCAAAATATAAAATGTCGTCAACATAAATTAGCCATCAACCTTGGCAGACGGGGCTTGATGCCGCGCTGTTTTTTACGCAGCTAAGGGTTTATAACCGCGTCTTTACCATGCCGCATTTTCTTCTATTTTTTCATCTTACAAGACTTTTTTATGCCAACATCTCAATTACTTGACTTAGCTAAATTACCAGCGCCCGATGTGCTCGAACAACTTGACGCTGAACAACTTTTAACGAGTTTAAAAGCCACTTTACTTACAAGCAATCCTGAGCTGGCCGACGCACTGGCCCTTGAATCAGATCCGTTAACCCAGCTGTTAAACGCTTATGCCTATCAAAGCACATTATTACGCGCCCGAGTGAACGACGCCGCTAAGTCAAATTTGTTGGCCAGTGCAACAGGGGCCGATCTTGATCACATCGGCGCGCGTTATCGTGTTGCGCGTTTAGCCGAAGAATCTGACGAGCGCTTACGCCAGCGTATTCATAAAGCTTTTCACAGCTTAAATACCGCAGGCACGCAAGAAAGTTACGAGTATCACACCTTAAGTGCCGATCCACGGGTAAAAGACGTATTTGTCAGCAGCCCCAGCCCGTCACATATTGTGATCACCGTTTTGAGCAATGAAACGCCTTCTGGCTTGCCATCGACTGAGTTGATGAACAAACTAGAAACCACCTTTGGTTTAAAAGCTGGCGATCAAAACTCGGTGTCAGAGGTATTAAGTGCGCAAAAAATACGGCCAATTGGTGACCGAGTACAATTATTACCCGCCAAAACACGCACTTTTAATTTACGCGGTAAAGTTAAATTAGAGTTGGGGCCAGGCCATGCACAAGTAGCGCAACAAGTACGCAACAAAGTTGCCGCCTTCTTAAAAGCGCGCGCAGGGCTGGGCAAGCACATTAAGCGCTCGGCGTTATTTGCCGTATTACACCAAGCGGGGGTCGAAGAAGTCGAACTTATCAGCCCTGCACACAACATTATAGTGGCAAGCGATGAAGTCGCCCTGTGTGACAACGGCCTTACTGGGCTGGAGTTTGAGGTGCTGATATGAGCAAATCAACAAAGGTAAATAAAGCAGCAGATTTCACTCCCAGTACCACAGCAAACACCGGCTTTGAACCACTTCACCAAGGCAGTGCATTGCAAACCCAATTGCAAGCATTAATTGCCCAAGAGCTCGCGACACTTGAACAAGGGGCCCAAGCCGTATCGACACTTTGGCAACCCGCTCACTGTCCGCAGGCCTTATTACCTTGGTTGGCATGGAGTCAAGGCATAAAAGATTGGGATGAAAGCTGGCCCGAGTCAGTTAAACGTTCGCTGGTGGCAGACAGCTACCAGCAGCATCAATACTTAGGTACTCGATTTGCTATAACCAATGCTTTAGCACATTTCGATATGGGCGCGCAGATCAGCGAATGGTTTGAGCATCAGCCCATGTCTGAACCTGGCACGTTTCGGGTTGATGTGTATGTGTCGCATCGAGGGATTGATCTACCACTGATCAAAGAAACCCGAAAGCTCATAGACCGCGCCAAACGTAAATCGGTTGACTATAGCTTGCATATGAACCTGCAAGCCAAACCTATGGTTGAGCTAAATAGCATGCATTGCAGCTCCTCAATGATCACCATTTATCCCTATACTCATTAAAGAAAACAACGTATGTCAAATTCTCAATATTGGACCATACTCACGCGCGCTGGCCGTGAGAAAGTATTGGCGGCTATAGCCAATAAACACACTGTTAAAATCAGTGAATTTGCCGTCGGTGACGGGCAAATAACGCATACCTCTGACGACCTGTCAAATTCTCGATATCGCAGTCATACTAGTTCGTTAAAACAATTGACGAATAATAATGCCTTAATAGAAGTCGTGGGCATTGTACCTGCCTCTGAAGGCGGCTTTTATGTTCGTGAAGCGGCTTTTTATACCGACGACGGCCAAGCATTTGCCATAATTAATTACCCCGAAACTTACAAACCTGCTGCTGCTGATAATGCAGCTGCAGAGCTTGGCATCAAAGCGGTGATTGACGTTGTCAATGCACAAGTGATCAGCGAGAAAATTGATCCGTCTATGATTTACGCCACCAAAGAGTGGGTAAGCGATCAGGTTGATCAAAGCGAGCTCAGCGTATTAACCCAAGTTGGCAAAAACTGGAACTTTGACAATGGCACCAGCACTACAGTCAATATTAATGCCGATGATACAGGTTTGGCGGTGCTGAATGTGTGTTCAGGAACAAGCGATGCACAAACCACAGGTCGTGTATATGTGGGGCAATCGCTCCGGCATGGTGGTGGCATTGAGTACAACGGTAACAATAACCCAGTAACGACGGGCGCGGGTGCTGACTATGTTACGTTGTTTAGAAGAAGCCAAGGCCAATTACATTGGACTGCTAAAAACTTACATTCAAACAACGACTGGGAATTTCGCGGCGCGGTTAAATCACCTAATTTTATTGAGGGTGGGACGAGTTTAAAAGACAAATACCAAGATAAACATGACAAATTACAACAGCTCACTTCAAGCGGTTTTCATTTCACCCCCAATGATTTAAAGATACACAATAAACGCGCACTTGTCGGTCATACCCATGATGGACAAAGTAATTTGCATGTGAATTATGGTAATGATTTTGAGAATGTATTCGCAACGGGCAAATGGTCGTTTAATCACCCCATCAAAATCAAAGGTGGTAGCTTAGATTATAAATCAGGCGGGTACGGTAATACGTTTAAGCTAAACACAGAAAATGGCTATTTATTTATTGGACCGCAGAACAATATCCATTGTCATTATGAAACAGACAGAACTAACCACTGGTTTAATACACAAGTTCAAGTAAATGGCGAAATTTACGCGGGTTCGGGCCATAACAAACGTGTTTTTCATCAAGGTTTTTTACCTACAACGGGCGAGCTAGGTGTATACAGTAAAGTAGAGTCTGATAGTAACTACCTTGGCAAAACAGAAAAAGCAGTAGACTCAGCAAAACTCGAAGGAAAAACCAAAGCAGAGGTCATTAGCGAAGCGAGAAACGGGCTTGCTCAAGTAAATACTTCACCAACATTTAAAAATGCCACCTTTGACAATGGCACCAGTACCACGGTGAATATTAATGCTGATAGCAACGGTATGGCAACGTTGAACGTGAGCTCAGATGATTATGCAAATGGTCAAACAGCAGGCCGTGTATACGTTGGTCAGTCATTACGTTGTGGTGGCGGTATTGAATACAATGGTGATAACGCACCATTAACTACAGGGGCAGGTGCGGATTATTTTGCATTTTTTAGAAATGATCACGGTGATTATCAGTGGACAGCGAGGAATTATTTCCTTAATAACAACTGGGAGTTTCGTGGCGCGGTTAAATCACCTAATTTTATTGAGGGTGGGACGAGTTTAAAAGACAAATACCAAGATAAACATGACAAATTACAACAGCTCACTTCAAGCGGTTTTCATTTCACCCCCAATGATTTAAAGATACACAATAAACGCGCACTTGTCGGTCATACCCATGATGGACAAAGTAATTTGCATGTGAATTATGGTAATGATTTTGAGAATGTATTCGCAACGGGCAAATGGTCGTTTAATCACCCCATCAAAATCAAAGGTGGTAGCTTAGATTATACAGCACTAAACCAAAGTGCTGCATTTAAGCTTAACACAGAAAAAGGTTATCTTTTTGTTGGCCCACAGAACAATAACTATTGTCATTATGAAACAGACAGACCTAGGCATTGGTTTAATAAACCTATTCAAGTAAGTGGCGAAATTTACGCGGGTCATGGCAGTGACAAGCGTGTTTTTCATCAAGGCTTTTTACCCACAACGGGCGAGCTAGGCGTATACAGTAAAGCGGAGTCTGATAGTAAATATCTCGGCAAAACCGCCAAAGCCGCAGACTCAGCAAAACTCGAAGGCAAAACCAAAGCGCAGGTTGTTAGTGAAGCAAGAGCCAACTTAGTTGTTTATAAGTCAACGCCCACGCATGGGCGTAATTTTTTATCTGACGCTGCTTGGGTGGTTAGTTGTGCCAATGGCAGTGTTACAAATATAGACCACTTATGGTATACGGACTCTAACGCTGATGGTTTTGCGGGAGCATATCATGCTTGTGCTGACAGCACTTTCAAAGCCCAAGGAAACGCAGCATTTTATGCGGGCGGTTTTTTCGAAAATGGCACAAAGCTCAGCGATAAATACCACCAAAAAAGCGACAAGCTTGCTCGATTTGAAAACTCATTGATTGACACAAACGGCGGTCAAGATTTATTGATTCGCAATAAACGTGCCTTGGTTGGTTCTGAAGGTAGATTAGTCATCAATTACGGCTCAGACTGGCCGTTTGTTACAGCAAACGGCAAGTGGCAATTTGCAGATTCGATAAATACAAATGGTGACATTACAGTCACTAAAAACAACCCATGGCTAACACTCGATAGCGCGAGTACTGGCAATGCTCACAATGAACAGGCTGCGGGAATTTCACTCGGTGAAGGTGGTCGTCATAATAGTGCATCATTACACCTAAGCTACACAGGAGGTGGACATAGTTACATCGGAATGGGCGGTTTAGGCTCAGATAACATTGCAAATAACTGGGCAATGAAAATGCAATATCAAAGTACATGGGTTCAGTTTCGCAGCGCAGTGTTACTTGGAAATGGCAATACGCAATTATCAAAAGGGAGTGATAATTCACTTAGAATTAAAACAAACCACGGCTATGTTGATATTGGCCCTCAAAACTCTCATCATTGTCATTACGTAACATCTTTGTCAAACCACTGGTTTAACAAAGATGTAAGAGTTAATGGCGAAATTTACGCGGGCCCAGACTACAACAGGCGCGTATTACATGAGGGCAACATCTCAAGCTACGCAGAAAAGCGCACAGTGAAAGCCAGCGGCACACTCACCGCAAGCAGTAAAAACCATTTAACCGCCACCAAAACGTTTACATTGCCCAGTGTCACAAATTTAGCAGAGGGCACAACAGTCGTTACATCAAAAGCCATGGCCGTAACACCCACAATTAAAACCCATGGCGCTGAGCATATCGCAATGATGCGCGGCACAACCATGATTACAGACACCAGCGTGCTATTCGATAGACATTGCACGCTCACATTTATATTAAATTCAGAAAAAAATTGGGAGATGCAATAGTGAGTACACAAGTAAGCTCGTTGTCATCGTCGAGTGATTTTAGCCCGACAGAGCTATCAGGCAATAAATTCGGTGGTTTACCATTCACAATTACCCCGCCCCCGGGTAAGCGCGTTAAGCTCACTAAGCTATTACCTGATAGCAAAAATAGCAATCTAATAGATGTTGCAATCTTTATAGATGACAAACAAATATCGCCGTACGCCACTTTATCGGTGAATGGAGGGTTTGATGCATTTTATGTAGATATTGGCTATTACGAATTTATCAACAATCAATCTGATGGTGATCAATTAACTGTGTACACAAGTATCATCGGGAAAACTGATGAAAGTATCAGTATCAAACAAAAAAACGGCCGATCTATCTCATTAGAATTAGCTTGGGAAATAGGTGATTAAATGCAAGTTTTCAGAAATAACAAGTGGATAAACGCAACACCAGCTAACAATGAGCGTGTTAGAGAGCAAGCAAGCTCAGGTGCGATAGTTGAATATACTTACATCGACAGAAGCATTAGCAGCGAATTGATAATTCAATTATCAAACACCACCGTCACCAGCTCCAACGCCAAAAAAATTGGCGCTATCTGGTGGCTACCCAAAGACGAGCCATTCACAATCACAGCAAACGCCGAAGGTCTCCCTGATAGCGAGTTAATGGTCATGGTTGAACGAGTCATTAACGCAACACAACCAGTCGATGACATACGTTTTGTTGCCACTATTCAAAACGGCCAAATCACAATGCAGGGCAAGTTTGAACAGTCGGGTAATTACATCATCACCGCCGAGCGTTTAAACACAGGGCTTGAGCGCATTGGTGCGCCTTTTAGATTGGCCTTTGAAACACTTGAATTTGACGCTTACATCAACAATTAATTTTAAATATTAAGGATAAAAATGAACACATTCACAGCAAAATTTACAGACGTACACGGGCTTTCTCACGATGCAGCAGTAGTGCAAATTAAACGCGCAAACTGTAATAACTCAAACAGCATTGAGCTAAATCAAGACAGCGATAAAACATTACAGTCACACAGTAACCAAAGCCATTATGTTAACTATGAAATGCAGTATTGGCCAAGCCAGCGACATAAAGATGACAACAACGAACCGCTTGTTTATGTCACTAACACAAACGGTTATACCTCAAGTGATATTCATTTTGAAAGTGACACAGAGCTTAAAACCCAAGCGCAATTAGAAAGCGCTGTTGAAACACATTTTAGAAGTATTATTTAACAAAAATTTTCATAACAAAGGGCATTAATGCCCTTTTTTCTTATCTGAAACATTATCAAGCACAAAGCTCATCGGCAACATGCTAGACAACAAGCTCAAAAGAGATTGCAGCTAGCACGGTTAGCTGATTTGAAGGTTTGCTTATACATCTACTTTGCCCAGATAAGGCCGGTTTGGTTGACTTTAACGTTTAACTAAATCGGCTTTTTTGCTGAGGTGTTAATTTAGTTGTGATGGGGTGATTAACTTCTGTCAGTGAGCGTTTCAGACCGTGTTCTGATGAATCATTTTAACGGTTTTTAAACGGTCAGGATTGACCTGTTACAAACCCAAAAAAACGTTAATATACCCCTATGCTAGACAACAAGCTCAAAAGGGATTGCAGCTAGCACAGTAAGCTGATTTGAAGGTTTGCTTATACATCTACTTTGCCCAGATAAGGCCGGTTTGGTTGACTTTAATGTTTAACTAAATCGGCTTTTTTACTGAGGTATTAATTCAGTTTTGATGGGGTGATTAACCCTGTCAGTGAGCGTTTCAGACCGTGTTTTGATGAATTACTCTGACCGTTTTTAAACGGTCAGGATTGACCTGTTTCAAACCGTAAAAACCGGTAATATATACCTAAGCTGGTTAATCAAAGAAAAGATAGACCGCAGTGTTATTTTTAAATAATAACTTGTTTTACATAGATTCCAACTCCACCCATTAAGCCTACACCTTGTGTAGGTTTTTTTATGGATAAAAATAAAAGGTGCTTAAGATGAATATGTTTAATTTACTCGATATGTCAAAAGTACCATTACCCGATAGCATCACTGTGTTGGACTATGAACAAAAGTTCAAAGCGCTTAAAGAAAAGCTCTTAACCAAACATCCAGAATACGCAGAGGCTCTGACTTTAGAGTCAGAACCTCTGACCATTATGCTTGAAATGATGGCGTATCAAGCGGTGTTATTCGATGGCAAAGTGAATGATGCCATAAAAGGTAATATGTTGGCGTCGGCAACAGGGAATGATTTAGACGCCATAGCTGCACGATACAATTTATCTCGTCAAACGTCAGACTTAAATACCCATACAGCAGAAAGCGATACGCGTTTTAGGCGCCGTATTCAAATGGTCTTTGAAGGCTTAAATACAGCGGGGAGTAAGCAAGCTTACCAGTTTCATGCTTTATCAGCCGATCCGAGGGTAAAAGATGTGTATGTGCACAGCCCACACCCTTGTGTTGTAGAGCTTACGGTGCTGAGCCATGAAGAGCATGGTTTGCCTTCACCTGCATTAATTGACAAGTTACGCACCCATTTTGGCTTATTACCTGATGGGAGCGGGCCGAGTGAAACCGCGTCAAAAGTAAGGCCGTTGGGCGATAAGGTGTCGATTTTTTCGCCAAGTGTGGTGCCGTATGATATTGAGGTTAACCTAGTCATTGCACCGGGGCCATCGGCATCCAGTGTTGAAGCAACGGTTAAAACGGCGCTTGACGAGTATGTCTCACAGCAAACTTTATTAGGACGAGATATTAGCCAAATGGGCTTGTTTAGCGCCCTCAATCAGCCTGGTGTGGAAAATGGTCAAATATTAAGTCCATTAAAAGACGTGAAAGTCCCTAATGACTGCGTTGCACATTGTACTGGTATCGTGATCAAGTCTTGTGTGCACCGAGGTGATGAATGAGCGACGTTAAAGCGTTACCTGATCTGTTGCCACACAATGCGTCAATGTTAATGCGCTCACTGGCTGAATTATTAACATCTCCTGCGCAAACACACATACTCACACACATTTGGCACCCTCAGGATTGCCCTGCCGAGTTATTGCCTTGGTTGGCTTGGGCGTTGTCGGTAGATGATTGGAACGATGCGTGGTCAGAGCACACCAAACGACAAATAATTGATGATGCGTTCGTGGTACATCAATACAAAGCCACACCGTTTGCCTTAAAAACAGCCTTAGACAGTTTAAATATTGAAACTGACATTCGTGAGTGGTGGCATCAAAAAGATGCCCAGCCTGGCACCATCGTGGTTAACGCCATGGTGAACGAAAACCTCGATAGTAACGAAGAAGGGTTACTAACCAGAGCAATGCTTGCGCAAGTTAAGCGCATAATTGATACCGTTAAACGTGCCTCTATTCATGTTGACGTTCAGTTGGGGATCTCGTTAAAAGAACAAATTGGCATGGGTTTACATTCGAGTGCAAGGACGGGGTTATTCTCCAAGGAAGGCGTCTTCAACGGGGTGAGGCCTGATGCCGGCTATGTTGATCTAGCTGCATCGCTTAACGCGCAACCTGGAGTGGGTACTTTGCAGCAGCAAGGTAACTTTAGCGGTGTGACGCCAAATGATACCGAGGCCACACTGAGCGCTGTGCTTGCAAGTCAAACAGGAACTGGCACGTTAGACCACGCGTTTGATATGACAGGAGTGGTACCAAATGCAATGGCCACAGGCATAGACCTACATGGCTATGGCCAAGTGAATATGGCAGCAATAGAGGCGCAAGCAAATTGGCGAGGAGTATGGCCTGAGCCATGCTCTGCTACGACGGTGGCGTCAGCTGCACTGTCTCAACTTCAACTTACTTATCTTACTCTACAAGGAGCGACGTAAATGTCTGCATTAACCTTGCAATTTACTCAAGCTGGTTTAGACGCGTTGATGACCGCCACACAGCGCGGTTTTAAAGGCAAAATCAGCCACATGGCATTTGGTGACAGTGCGTACACACCAGATAAAACTCAAACAGCATTGAAGGGCGAAAAAGAACGGGTCGCGATTGCCGACACGGATTATTCCGATGGCGAAGGCAGCAGCTTAAAAGTAGCAGGCAAGTTTGATGCGCCTATTGAGTATGCCATTCGTGAAATCGGGGTATTCATTGAATCACCAAACGACAGCGGTGAAGGTGAGCCTGAGCTGATTTTACTGGGGGTTTATTCTAAGCCAAATACCACATTGGGGTACCGTACTCCAGATGTAAAAGTACTTCAGTGGCTAACCTTATCGTTGGCCCAATTGCCTTCTCAGAGTGTGGAGGTAAAAGTTGGCGTTGATAATCTGAATCTCATTGTAGACAGAGAGTTAGCTGATATGAGCTTGGTTCAACTCAACACCATGCAACGCCAAATTGAACAAGAGCTTCGCTTGGTTGCGCTTGAACAAGCTTAATTAACCAAATTAAGGAAATACAATGTCAAATCAAGAAAAACCCATGAGCCAAAGGCTCACGGACGTGGTGGTCGCCGCCGATAATCTCACCCAAACTGTACAAGACAAAATTGGCCATATCGATGCCGCAGTAGCTACAAAGTCAGCAGAGGTTGACCAACTAATTACAAGTGCAGAAACAGAGTTTAATAATTGGAAAAACTCAATTGTAGAAACAATTAATGGCATTGATGTAACAAAAATAGGCAATGAAAAACATTTTTCATTTCAACGAGTCTTACAGACGGGGGGGTGGACTCATGAAACGGATGGGCCTGATTCTGCTTATCCATATTGCTCGAACCCCCAACCTCCATATTACATCAATATGTTGGAGTTTAATCCTTCATCGAGCTATTTTACTTATGGCGATTATGGAGACTACTTCAAAATTGAATTTATGATGTGCCACCGAGGTATGTATGCAACAGAAGGATATACAGACCATTTAATATTTACAGGGACTTCTTATCAAGACTCCGTTGCGTGTCAGCTAGAAGTTAAGAAAATAGCGAATGACAGCAGCTTAAGCGTGTTTATTTCAGAGCCAAATAATTTAGAAAAAGAGATCCCTCTTACTACAGCTATGGAAGGTACAACTTTACCTGTTTCATACCGTTCTATTGGGCAGGGATACAACCAGGGGGTAGCTAGAGTTTCTTTAAAAGTTGACACTAGACCACATTGTGGTTCAACTCGCGCTATTTCAGTTGACACAAAATATACGTCACACTTAGGTCAGCCTTCTGTAAATTATATCACGCAAGAAAAACCGACATGGGAGCAATAATCATGGAAAAAGATTTGAGTTCAATAGAATCGCAAATGCCTATTGAAGATATTTTAGAGTTTGGTAAGTGGTCGACCGTTAAGGCTATTAGAGATGCTCATTTAAAAGCGACAGATTGGTATGTTACAAAAAGCAATGAAACGGGGGAAGTATTGACTGAGGAATTTAAAAGCTATCGCCAAGCACTAAGAGATATACCTCAGGATTATACTAATCCAGACGATGTTGTATGGCCTGTAAAGCCAACACTTTAACCCCTTCGGTCGTATCGTCCGCCCTAAATTTCCAGCCATTCTGGCTGAGCTTTTAATCAGAGAATCACTATGAATCAACGTAGTACCCTAGTACGAAAGGTACTTGAGTGCCTGAGATCTGGACTTGACGGTATCGCTCAGGTAGAGCTGTTAAAGCCGAGCATGCCGTACCCAGATTTAACGCAAGTTGCGCAAATATGTGTGCAAGTCTTAGCGGAGCGCCAAGCCAGTGAGTTGCAGTCAAAAGGCGCCGACGCCGGCGTTACTTATGGGCCAACATCTAATAAGAATTTGAGCCCTAACCCGCTTGATAGGCGGGTATTAACATTGCAACTGGACTTAGAAGTAGAGCACACCGACAGTGATGCGCTGCTGACGCGTTTAGATGGGATGATTGAGCGATGTGAAGCGCTGATGCAGGCGGACGATATGGCCACTCCTTGGCAATTTTTTATTCCGAACAATATCGATTTTGCGTTTACTAAGCAGCCAAGCAGTGTGATTGGTAAAGCGACGTTAACTTGGCAGTTTTATTACCAAGTCGAGATCGTTGAAGTGTGTGATTTACCGCCTATTACTGAAGTGTACCTAGGTCCCGAAGGGGGTGAACATTGGCTGATTGCTAAAACCTCTCATGCGCAAGACATTCCATCAGATAATGGGAGTAATTGATCATGATAGCCAACCCTCTACAAGCTAATTTAGCTCAAGCCGATATGCAGCATCGACTTGCTAAATTAATTTCGTTAGGCACGGTGAAGGAAGTAGATTACGAAAAGGCGCGAGTCAGAGTCACCATCGGAGATTGGTTAACCACCTGGCTGCCTTGGCTTACTGCTCAAGCGTTTAACGATTTAACTTGGCAAGCGCCCGAGGTGGGCGAACAAGTGGTTGTGCTTGCTCCGTGTGGTGATTTAGCCCAAGGAGTGGTGTTAGGAAGTTTATATCAACAAGACCACAACGCAGATAATGTGGCCAGTGATGTCGCAAAAGAGAGCCGTCAACACGTGCAGCGCACGGTATACCAAGATGGTTCTATGGTCGAATACGACCGAGAAAAACATCGTTACTATATTGATATAAAAGGTGAAGAGGCAACATTGGATGTGGTTTCTGCGGGTACACTGAATATAACCACAGAAAAAGACATCACCGTAATTACCTCCGCAAATGCCACAGTTAACGCAACACAAAACATCACGGTTTCAGCCACTGAAGCGCTTAAGTTATCTGGTAAAACAGTCGATATTAGTGCAACTGGGGGAGATGTGAAGATGGACGCCAGTGCCGGGATCGGAATAAAAGCTACTAATACACTAAAACTAAACGGCGCAAATATCAGTGCACAGGAGTAATGATGCCAGCAATCTCACTTGATGGGGCAATGACCAATGTTCATGCGCTGTTTTTACCCGGTAAAGCCAGTGCAACACAGCACAGTTTTACCGTGGCGGGTAAACCCGCGCTCAGAGAAGGCGACCCAATTAGTACGCATGTACTGTCGACAGACCCAAGTGTCAAACACGAAGGAAAAGCCATCGCCGCGGGCGCGAGCAGTTTTACTATTGAAGGGAAAGCGGTCGCGCGTATCGGCGACCCTACAGACTGTAATGGGCAATTGGCGCAAGGTGAAGGCGGGTTCACTGTGGGTGGATAACTTTTAAATTACGTTCGTTTTATAGACCTACGGTCAGGCAAAAAGGGCAGCAATATGCTTGGTATGAACGCAAAAACAGGCAAACCCCTTTCTGGGGTTGAGCATTTAAAACAAAGTATTCGCGACATTGTTACCACACCGATTGGTAGCCGTGTGATGCGCAGAGATTATGGATGTGGCTTATTTGACTTACTCGATAGCCCATATTCAACCAGCATGGTTGGTGATATCACCTTAGTTATTTCTAATGCACTAGAAAAATGGGAGCCGCGATTTGAACTTGAATCAGTTGCGGTTCAACCGACCAGCGCAGGTAAGTTATCAATCGACATTAGCGGATTGTATTTGATCAATGGTGAGCCGGTGCTCATCGAAGGTATTCAAATTTAAATCAGGATTTTACGATCTTATTTCGGTAAGTAAATCCTAACTTTTAACTTTAAAAAGCCACGCTCAGCGTGGCTTTTTTGTTTCTAACTGACATACCCTTAAAGGAGATTCATATGTCAAAATTTCTACATGGTGTAGAGGTAATCGAGGCGCAATCAGGCACTCGTCCAATTAAAACAGTAAAAAGCTCAGTAATTGGCTTGATAGGTACAGCGCCTTTTGCAGATGAAGACGCGTTTCCTTTAAATACCCCAGTATTGATTGCTGGTAAGCGCGCTGAGGCTTCTGGTCTGGTTGAATCAAGCAATACCGATTACCAAGATAAGTTAACACAGCGAAAAGATGCAGCAGCAGCTGCTGCGACTAGCCTTGACAGTGTTGAATTGAAAGCCGCACTCACAAAAGCTGAAGCGGCAAAAGGCAGCACGTTAACTGATGATGAAAAGGCTGCAGTGACGACTCAAGTAGCAGAGCAAGCAAAAAATAGTATTCAGGATATTCTAGACAAAGATAAAGGGACTTTATTCTCTGCAATTGACGGTATCTTTGATCAAGCTGGTGCAGTGGTGGTGGTTGTTCGCGTTGAAGATCATGCCTCAGAGAGTAACGTTATTACGAATATGAAAGCAGGTGTTACGCCTGAAGGGAAAAATAAAGGTGTTTCAGCATTTTTAGATGCAGAGTCTACGCTGGGCTTTTCTCCTCGTATTCTTGTGGCCCCGGGATACACACATCAATTTGATGTGCCAGAAGGTGCTGGTAACGCTGTTGTTGCGGATTTGATCAGTATTGCTGAAAGGCTTCGTGCGGTAATCATCGCTGATGGACCCAGCTTGAGCAATTTAAGCGATCAGTCAAAAGCAGACAGTAAAGCAATTAAGTACCGTCAAACTGTGGGCTCTCGTCGAGTTTATGTTGTTGACCCTCATGTAAAAGTCTTAAAAAATGGTGAAGTAGAAGATGAACCAGCCAGTGCGCGCGTTGCAGGTATGATTGCTAAATCAGACAACGACCGAGGTTTCTGGTGGAGCCCAAGTAACACGAATATGAATGGTATTGTTGCGACAGGTCGCCCAATTGATTTTCAATTAGGTGATGCAAGTGCACGTGCTAACTTATTGAATGAAAATGAAGTCGCCACGATTATCCGTCAAAACGGCTTTAAGTTATGGGGTAACCGTACGTGTTCTGATGACCCTAAGTGGGCGTTTTTATCCGTTGTTCGCACAGCGGACATGATCAATGACTCATTGCTCCGTGCTCACATGTGGGCAGTTGACCGTAATATCACCAAAACATACATCGATGATGTTGTACAAAGTGTGCAGGGTTACCTTGATAGCCTTAAAGCACAAGGTGCAATCTTAGGCGGTGAAATTTGGGCTGATGAAGAGCTAAATACACCGGTTAATATTCAAGCAGGTAAAGTGTACTTCAGCTTTGATTTCACGCCACCAACACCGGCTGAGCACATTACTTTCAAAAGCATCCTGACTAACAACTACCTTGAGGAAATCGTATAATGGCAACATCTCCTAAAATTCTAAAAAAGTTCAAATTATTTGTTGATGGTAAGGGCTACCTTGGTATCGCTGATGAAATTACGTTGCCAAAAGTCACGGTTAAAACACGTGAAGTGACGTCAGGTTTTCAAGCGCCAATCGAGCTTGATGTGGGTCAACTTGAGAAAATGGAAGGCACAATCACATTACTTGAGTACAACGCTGATTTACTGAAATTGATGGGTGGTTGGGCAGACATTACTAAGCCATTGGTTGCACGCGGTGCGATTCAGGCACAAGGCGAAGCACCAGTGCCGGTAAAAGTTACACTGTCTGGTTTCTTCAAAGAAATGGATATGGGTAACTGGAAAGATGGCGAAGAAGCCAAGCTGACTATGCAGTATGCAGTACAAAAGTATAAATTAGAAATTGGTGCAGACGTTATCTATGACATTGATTTAGGCAATGATGTTCGTATTGTAAACGGTGTTGATCAAATGGCACTTCTTCGCAAAGCAATTGGAGCTTAATAAGTTATGACAGATATCATTAAACTGACTTTCCCAGTCACGGTCGACGCGCATGAGTATGCAGAACTTAAAATGAGACGGCCAAAGGTACGTGATAGATTAATGGTAGATAAGACGGATTTAAGTGAATCAGAAAGCGAAATTCGTTACTTCTCACATTTATGTGAAGTATCTCCAGATGTCATTGAAGAATTAGACTGGAGCGATTTTGTTAAATTAAGAGAAAAGTTACAGGCTTTTCTCGTATCCCACCCAAGCGCTTAAAAGCCATGGTTATAGCCCTCGCAAAATATACCGGGTGGGGCTTACAAGAGTTAAACGGCTTAACTGAACCCGAACTGTGTGAGTGGTTTGAAGCGGCCGTTGATTATAAAAATGAAACGGAGGCAGGTCATTGACCTGCCTTTTTTGACGACACAGCTAAATATTTTATCAGATTAAAGGCTAGGCAAAATCGCAATCATTAGTCATTTTGTACATCATAAAACATAACATATTGTTATTTCGCATATCTTTTTCAATTTCATTGGCCTTCGGCCTATTATTTCACGCTTGTTATTTCAGTTATGTATACCTCTTGCGATTGACGCTGGCAGGTTTACTGGCAGGCAAGTATTCAGCTCACTTCTTTGCATCTCCCAGGTATAGCTATGAAACGTCACGGATCATCCGATCAAAAACGCGGTGCGAAAAATAACGCGCCCGCAGCCAATAAAATAAAGGCGAATACAGCCAATAAAGTTAAAAATAAACTACCTCAGGTTCAGCAAAGTCAAAGTAATACGGCAAAAGAGCTCGGGCAAGCTGTGCAGGGTATGAAAGCCTCAGGTGCCATACTTAATCCTCACTCAATTGCGCCTATTTTAACGCAGTTAGCCAAGTTTAACCTTAATCAGGTCATGATCGATAATGGCAATGTGCTTAAGAAACAACTGCTTAGTTTAAGTGAGGCAGCGACACAGAATACAGGAAATAATGGGGTAATACAGGCACTAGAAAATCAGAAAAACGCAGCACAGGCAATAGCGGGGCTAAGCCATCATATTGAAGGATTAGATTTTGGTGATTTTCAACATGTGGTCAAGCAAGATTTATCGGGGTTGCAGCAAGCGCTACCCGAGTTATCAAACTCGGTAGATGTTGCAGGTTTAATTGATGTGATTGCTCAGCATAGTGCGGCGTTTTCAGCCAGTGGTGGTGAGCAAGCTTTGTCACAACAACTCGATGTATTAGCGTCGACTGCACCGCAAGTTTTAGATGCGTTGAATATGCCAGAAATGGCTGAGTCTTTGAAAACCGGATTGGCGACTTTTAACCAGTTAGATATAGCCAGTATGATGGAGGGGGAACTGTCGAGCTTAACAGCCACAGCCCCCCAAGTTTTAGAAAATATGGGGTTTGGCCAAGCGGCCACTGTGGTGGGTAAGGCATTGCCCGCGCTAGATAAACTCGATGCTGGCGCAGTCTTGCAGGGCGATTTAAGCTCTTTGGCAGACGCCGCGCCAGCTGCACTTGATGCGTTAAACATGCCGCAAGCGGCTCAAACCATTGAGCACATGTTACCTGCACTGCACAGCATTGATACCGGTGCGATTATGCAAGGCGATTTAAGCTCGTTAAAAGAGGCAGCGCCAGAGCTAATAAAAGCGGTTGATATTGACGCGCTCAATCAAGCGATTGCGCAAAATATTCCGGCGCTCTCTCAGCTTGACTTAGCGGGTGTTGTAGAAGGGGATTTAAGCAGTTTATTAAAGTCGGCCCCCGATATTTTAAGAACGGCCGACTTTGGTGGTGCGGCCGATGCAATGCAAACTGTTATGCCTGCATTACAGCAGTTAGACATGAAAGGGCTTATGAATGGAGATTTAAGCTCTTTAAAAGATGCTGCTCCAGAATTAATAAAAACCCTTGATTTAGAGGGTATACACCAGTCAATTACACAAAGAATACCTGCGCTAGAACAGTTAGATTTAGCCGGTGTCGCCCAAGGTGACTTAAGTAGTTTACTTGATACTGCGCCTGATATTTTGCGCTCTGCTAATTTTGGTGGAGCAGCAGATGCAATGCAAACGGCATTACCCGCGCTTAAGCAGCTAGATCCGCAGGGGATTATACGCGGTGATTTATCGTCGCTTGAAAAAGCTGGGCCAGAATTACTGCGCAACTTTGATTTTGGTGGTGCGGCTGATGTGCTTGAACACGCCATGCCCGCAATATCAAAACTGGACATGAATGGCCTAATGCAAGGCGATTTAAGCTCACTAATGGATGCCGGGCCCGATGCATTACGCGCATTTGGTTTGGGTGAAGCGGCAGACAAGTTTGGCGAAGCATTGCCCGCCCTGAAACAACTCGATATAAAAGGGATCGCCAGTGGTGATATTTCAACATTATTAGGCGCAGGCCCAGATTTACTAAACTCGTTAGGATTAGAAGACGCTGCGGGTATGATGGAGTCGGCACTACCCGCGTTAAAACAGCTTGATGTAAAAGGCATTATGGGCGGGGATTTAGACTCGTTACTCAGTGCTGGAGCAGATTTACTCAATGCCTTTGGTTTTGAAGGCGCGGCTTCGTTTATGCAAGATCACGCAGCGACGTTAGCGAAATTAGACTTTAAAGGGATTTTAAAAGGCGACTTATCATCAATAACGGGCGCACTCCCTGATTTACTCGATGGGTTTGGTTTGGGGGGGATTGCCGATATGTTCTCAGGGGGTGAGGCTGAGACTGAGTTTGAAGCCCCAGAGGAAGAAGAGCAAGACAAAAAGAAAAAGCCTAAAAAGCGCAAAAATAAAGGCGGTAAAAAAGGCAACCGACGCAATAAACAAGGCCGTGGTAATAAAGGCAAAGGGCGAGCGTCTCAACGAGAAGATGATCTCTCTGATGAGGAAAAATCGCCCAAAAGCAACAAAAAGCCATGGGCAAAAGACAAAACTTCTAAAACAAATACACCAGGTAAGGTAAAAGCAAAACCGACAAATAAGCCCAAACTGGCTGTGATTGAGGGCGGTTTATCAGATGCTGATAAAAACCCGCAGTCGAAGAAAACACCATCACAGGCGAAAGTAAAAGCAGCGAATAGCAAAGCGTTGAATACAAAATTGGGTAAACCCATGGCGGCCAATGACCCGATTTTTAGTAAGCCGAAAAAAGGGTTATTTAAAGGTAAAGGGCTCATTAAGGGGATCACCAGAAGCCCCCTTGGTAAACTGTTTGGCCGTTTGGCCGCACCGGTGACGGCTGCAATGGGTGTGATGGATGTGGCGTCAACTTTATCTGATAACAGCCTAACAAAACAGGAAAAATCAGAGCAAGTTGGACAGGCTGCGGGCAGTGCGGGTGGTGCCTTGGCGGGGGCCGCTGCGGGTGCCGCAATTGGCTCGGTTATTCCTGTATTTGGCACGGCGATTGGGGGCATTGTTGGCGGTGCGATAGGTGCTTTTGGTGGTGAATCATTAGGCGGCATGTTAGGTGGCTGGTTTGGCAGTTCGTCAGACGAGCATGATGAAAAGTCAAAGCTAAAATCGACTGAAAAAATAGATACTACGCAGAAAAACCAACAAGCACAAAACCAAATAAAAGCGGCGGCTACACCTAAAGAACTTGCTCATAACAAGGATACGAAGCCCCTCAAAACGGGTGATGTGGCTGAACGTAAGAAAGTGGACACGTCGTCAGCAAAAGCAAGCAGTATTTTTAGTAAAATTATGGCCAGTCCAGCGACGAAAGCCCTTGACGCAACGGGTGTTGGTAAGGCTCCTGGCGTGCTTGGCAGCTCAGTGAATCATGCTGAGACGTCGTTAGATTATGTAAAAAATAACGTCATTAATGAAGTTAACATGTTTGCAGGCATTGCAGCGGAGATGGAAAAAGGTGCCGGCATCAAAAATGGGCCTATGAGCAAGCTATCCAATGTGGGTGGTAACGTTAGTCATCTGCTTAATGGCCATACAATACTCAATGCAGCGAATGATGATGCTCTGTCATTAAAGCAAAAAGCGACGACGATGGGGGGAACCGCAGCCGGTTGGGGGGCAAGCGATTGGGTTTCCAATACAATGGAAAAATCTAAAAATCGTTCTGTTCGCATGCTAGCGCCCGTTGCGGGATATGCAACCAATGCATTAGTCGGTTCACTGGGTGGTCGTTTTGCAGGGTGGTTAACTGAAAGCGTGTTTGGCAAAGATAAAGCCAATGATGTAAAAGCCGCAGATCTCAGTGGCGTTGCTGGCATTGCGAGAACTGACTTGAAAGCCTCTGCTTTGTCTGCGACCACGAACAATCGTACGACAACAGAAAAATCAAACCAAGCTTCACTAACCAGTGGCAGTGTTACCGTCAATGCAAACATTACTGTGAATACCACACCGGGCATGTCGGCGATAGAAATTGCTGAGCAAATTAAACAGGTGCTTGAACAAAAACAAGTGCAAGCACAACGAGATCTGCGAACTCGATATATCGATGAGGTAGCTTAATGGAAAAAGTAGTCAATGCATCACACATGATGCAATTAGGGGAGTTTAAGTTTTCTGTAGGGGGGGCGGCTTTTGACAATTTAAAGTTTAATACAGACTACCGCTGGAAAACACAAAACTCTCAGACTGATGATAATAGCCCTTCAATGCAGTTTGTGGGCGTTGGGGATCAAACGTTAAGTCTGACGGGCACAATTTACCCTCAATTAGTAAAAGATGGCCTGACACAAGTTGACAAAATGCGTGCAGAGGCAATCACGCAATTGCCTTTAAAGCTTACGTATGTGCAAGCAAGTGGCAAATCAGACCCCAGTGTGGGGCGTGTGCTGGGCAATTGGATAATTATGTCAATTAGTGAAGATAGAACATTGTTTTTAAACGATGGTATCCCTCGAGAAATTAAGTTCTCTATGGAATTAAAGCGTCATGATGCAAACACCAAATGATGAGGTAAGTCAATGAATGGAGTAACTTATATTACCCGAGATGGAGATTGCTTAGACCATATTTGCTGGCGTCATTATGGGCGCAGCAGTGGCATGGTAGAGTTAGTGCTAGAAGCAAATCACGGACTGGCTGAAAAAGGCGGTATTTACGCTGAAAATATCGCCATTTTTTTGCCTGAAGTGATCACGAAACCGATTGCAGACAACGTTATTAATATTTGGGATTGAAGGAACAATGATGGGTTTACAGCCTCAGTATTCAATTAAAGCAAACGGGAAAGAAGTGGCTGAACGTTTGCGAGACAGAATGGTTGAAGTCCGGGTTTGCTTAAAAACAGGCCTGCAAAGTGACACTTGTTATGTCAGGTTTGATAACCTAGGTACTGCACCAATCCAAGAGCCAAAGGCAACAGATGTTGTTGAAATTGCGATGGGGTATAAAAATGGCGCGGAGGATAAGTCGGCAAAACTCTTGCCTTTAGGTACATTTGAAGTGGGCGAATACAGTGTGTCAGGTCCTGTCCGTTCACTCGAGTTATTTGGCAACAAAATGCTTTGGCATACCGGTCTCAAAACCCCGAAACAAAAATCATGGCCTGATGACCCGAGCACCCCGCAAAAGTTGGGTGACTTAGTGTCTACTATTGCTGCTGAGCATGGTTTAGACCCAAAAGTAGGCCCTGATTTTAAAAATATTGAACTTCCACATATTGAGCAAAGTGAAAGTGATCTGCAATTATTAACTAAACTTGCAGAGCAATATGATGCGGTGCTCAAAATCGCGCAAGATAAACTGGTTTTTATGGCAAGAGGAACGGGCAAGTCTTTGTCAGGAAAACCACTTAAAGAAGTTGAAATAGATGTTAGCCAATTACTGTCTTGGCATTATATGCAAGATGCTTATCGTAAAGTGGGCGAAGTCAAAGCGTATTTTTATGATCAGAATGAAGCAAAGCGCAAACAAGTTAAAGCAGGCAAGGGCGCGCCAGCCACTATTCTACCTTATGTTTATGCCGATGAAGCCTATGCAACGCAAGCGGCCACAGCCAAACATAACCGGCTAAATCGCAGTGCAAAGTCTATCAGGGCAAAAGTAATTGGCAATCCCGCTATTGGTGCAGGAGCCCTTGTTAAAATCGTCAACACTCAAACCACTTTAGACGGGAAGTGGTATGTCAGTGAAGTTGAACATTGCATTAATGGTGAGGGGTTTGCCTCTTATTTGCTGTGTGAACAAATTGCGTCTTAG